CCAGGCCGACTGCAACGCTGCGGCACTCGCTGCCGGCCGGCCAACGATCAGCCTTATCAACGCCGAGGAAGAGGCGCGGATCCGCGAGCTGATCACACTAGAGACGTGGCCGCAGGGCTGGGACGGCGACGAGCCGACGGCCGACACCGTCATGGAGACTGTTTACCAGAACGGCGCCGTGCAGCCGCTGCTGTTCGGCGCGGAGGAGCGCGTCTGATGGACTACGACACCTTCCTCCGTGCCAAGGTGACGATCGCCAAGCCCAAGGGCTTCGAGGTCGACCAGGCCGACGTCAACCCGCTGCTGAAGCCGCACCAGATCGCTGCGGTGATCTGGGCCATCCGCCTGGGCTGCGCGGCGCTGTTCATGGCCTTCGGCCTGGGCAAGACCTTCGTGCAGTTGGAGATCGTGCGCATCGTGCGTGCCCGCATCGGCGGCATGGGCCTGATCGTCATCCCGCTGGGCGTGCGTCAGGAGTTCATCCGCGACGCGGCACGCCTTGGCATCACGGTCAAGTTCATCCGCCGCATCGAGGAAGCCGACGACCCGAACGGCATCTACCTCACCAACTACGAAACGATCCGCGACCGCAAGCTGGACCCGCTGCTGTTCAGCGTGGCCAGCCTGGACGAGGCGGCATGCCTGCGCGGCTTCGGCGGCAGCAAGACCTTCCGCGAGTTCATGGCGCTGTTCGCCGGCGACGACCGGCGCGACATGGCCAACCGCGTGAAGAGCGCTGGCGTGCCGTATCGCTTCGTGGCCACGGCCACGCCCAGTCCAAACGAGTTTGTCGAGCTGCTGGCCTACAGCGCCTTCCTGGGCGTGATGGACGTTGGCCAGGCCAAGACGCGTTTCTTCAAGCGCAACAGCGAGAAGGCCGACAACCTGACGCTGAGCCCAGCGCGCGAGCGCGACTTCTGGCTGTGGGTGGCAAGCTGGGCCCTGTTCGTGCAGAAGCCCTCGGACCTCGGCTACAGCGACGACGGCTACGAGCTGCCGCCCATCGACATCCGCTGGCACGAGATCCCGGCGGACCACGCCGACGCTGGTACCAATATGGACGGCCAGGCGCAGATGTTCAAGCGCCAGGCCATCGGCGTGGTGGACGCGGCGCGCGAGAAGCGCGACAGCCTGGATGCGCGCGTGGCCAAGATGATGGAGCTGCGCGCCGAGGACCCGGCCGCCCACCGTGTGATCTGGCACGACCTGGAGGATGAGCGCCGCGCCATCGAGCGCGCCATCCCGACGGCCGCCAGCGTCTACGGCACCCAGGACCCGGAGACCGAGCGCGAGCCCCTGGTGGTGGCCTTCAGCGATGGCCTGATCCAGGAGCTGAGCAGCAAGCCCGTGCTGCTGGGCAGCGGCTGCAACCTGCAGCGGCACTGCGCCTGGGCGATCTACCTGGGCATCGGCTTCAAGTTCGCCGACTTCATCCAGTCGGTGCACCGCCTCCAGCGCTTCCTGCAGACGCGCCAGGTGCGCATCGACCTGATCTACACCGAGGCCGAGCGCGAGGTGCGCCGGACCCTGGAACGCAAATGGGCCCAGCACAAGGAGCAAGTGGCACGCATGACGGAAATCATCAAGGAATTCGGGTTGTCGCACGCGGCCATGATCCAGACGCTGAGCCGCGCCATGGGCGTGGAGCGCGTCGAGGTGCGCGCGCCGGGCGGCGAGTACGTGCTGGTCAACAACGACTGCGTGAACGAGACGCGCCGCATGGCCAGCGACAGCGTGGGCCTGGTGCTGACCAGCATCCCCTTCAGCACGCAGTACGAGTACTCGCCCAACTTCGCCGACTTCGGCCACACCGACAGCAACGCGCACTTCTTCCAGCAGATGGACTTCCTGGTGCCGGAGCTGCTGCGCGTGCTGATGCCGGGCAGGGTGGCCGCCATCCACGTCAAGAACCGCATCGTGCCCAGCGGCATGGTGGAGGGCGTCGGCTTCCAGACCGAGTACCCCTTCGACGTGGACACCATCGCCTGCTTCCGCCGGGCCGGCTTCCACTTCGTGGGCCGCAAGACCATCGTCACCGACGTGGTGCGCGAGAACAACCAGACCTACCGCCTGGGCTACAGCGAGCAATGCAAGGATGGCTCGCGCATGGGCTTCGGCATGTGCGAGTACCTGCTGATCTTCCGCAAGGCACCGACCGACGCCAGCCGCGGCTATGCCGACGTGCCCGTGGTGAAGGACAAAACCGAGTACTCGCGGCCGCGCTGGCAGTTCGACGCCCACGGCTACGCGCGCAGCAAGGGCGACCGGCTGCTGACGCCAGAGGAGCTGGAAGGCCTCACCCATGCCGACATCTTCAAGCTGTTCCGCAAGCACTCGCTGGAGCGCGTCTACGACTTCGAGCACGACGTGCGCATCGGCGAGGCGCTGGCCGAGCGCGGCATGCTGCCCACCACCTTCATGCTGCTGCAGCCGCAGAGCTGGCATCCGGACGTCTGGACCGACGTGACGCGCATGCGCACGCTCAACAGCGCGCAGTCGGCAGCCGGGCGCGAGATGCACCTGTGCCCGATGCAGTTCGACATTGCGGACCGGGCGATCACCCAGTACTCCATGAAGGGCGAGGAGGTCTACGACCCCTTCGGCGGCCTGATGACGGTGCCCTACCGGGCTGTGCTGCTGGGCCGGCGCGGCCGCGGCTGCGAGCTGGCCAAGCCCTACTTCCTGGATGGCGTCGGCTACTGCGAGCAGGCCGTGCGCTCGATGTCGACGCCGTCGCTGTTTGACCTTGACGAGCTGGAGGCCGCCTGATGCACAAGACCGCCCTCATTTCCGACTGCGGCGCCTTCCGTTACCGCCTGGGCCGCCGTTGGGCCTATGGTCACGTGTTGGTTTTCGTCATGCTCAACCCGAGCACTGCAGACGACACCGTCGATGACCGGACCATCAAGCGCTGCATCAGCTTCGCGCAATCTCACGGGTTTGCAGGCCTGGAGGTGGTCAACCTCTTTGCCTTCCGCACGGCCTACCCGCGCGAGCTGCGGGCTGCCGGCTATCCCGTGGGCCCGGAAAACGACCGGCACATCACCGCAGCTGTGCGCGAGCACGGCGCCGTCTGCGCCGCGTGGGGAACCGCTGGTGCTGAGACCCGCCGGCCCGCCGAGGTGCTGAACCTGATCCGCAGCCTCGGTAGCGCGCCGCAGTACCTGCGCCTGACGAAGACAGGCCACCCCGAGCACCCGCTCTACCTGCCCGGCGAGTTGCGTTTGAAACGGCTCACGGTCCAGGCTATCGACGACGCGATGCACGGGGTGCGCTGATGGGTTTCCGCTTCTCGCTCACCGCCGCCGCCCTGCAAGCCGCCTACACGCCCCCACAGGCCCGCCCGGCCGACGTGCTGCAGCCGCTGCCGGCCGCCGACGTGCTGTCCCTGGAGATCGCTCACGCCGACACCCTGGCCGAGATCGCCAAAGGCCGCGCCACAGCGCAGACGCTGTGGGACTGGACGGCCAACGTGCTCACCTGGTCGCGCGCTGCGGATCTTGCCGGCCTGGGCCAGGAGGAGATGGGCTTCCAGCTGCAGCTCTGCCTGGACCTGATCGCCCGCTGGAAGCGCACCGGCCGCGTCGGCTTCAGCGGGCCCGGCCTGCAGCTCGCGCGGCATGGCGTCGACGTGATGGACGCGCTGGCCCGCCAGGTGCCGGTTGGCATCGCCCGGGCGGCGGCGCACTGGTCCGAGGAACAACTGGCGCGGATGCGCGCCGACAACAACGAAACGGCGGCCGTAAATGCGGTCTGATCCCATCTTCCTGCCGAAAGGACAACCATGAGCGATTTCCTGATCTACGCCGCCCGCCTGCAAGACGCAGGCGTCACCAGCCTGTGGGTGAGCCTGGGCAGTGACAAAGACCGCACCCGGCTGATGCATGTCAGCCCGGCCAGCGGCACCCCGCCCGAGCTGGCCGCACGCTTTCCGATGCGGACTTTCGAGCTGTGCGGCACCGACCGCGTGCTCGAGCGGCTGAAAGACGAGATGGCCTATGCGGAAGGCGGGCCGACCGCTGAGATGCTGAAGGCCGCTATCGAGAAGCACCCGATGTTGCGCGACGACTTGGTGTCGTGGTTCGCCGACTTCATGGCGTGCAAGCCGCTGGCCGACGAGCCGCCCGAGGAAGGCGACGAGCCGGAACTGTCACCCGAACAGGCGGAGGCCTCGGCGCGCTTCAGCGAACGCATGAAGGGGATGCTGGCCGGCCTGGACATTGCCCGCTGCCGCGAAGCTGCGACGAAGCCCTGATCCCAGCCCCTGCCGGTGAACAACGCATGAGCCTCCCCTACGAAAACGCCACCAGCGGCGGCGCGGCACTGGAAGACATCCGCAAGCTGCTGACGAAGTTCGGCTGCTCTCGCTTCGGCACGATGACCGACGCTGCTGCCGGCGAGCTGATCGTGCAGTTCACCTACCGCGGGCGCGACGTGACCGCCAAGGCCAGCTATCGCGGTTACGCGGCGGCCTGGCTGAAGGAGCATCCATACGGATCGCGCACCCGTTGCAAGCTGGCGCAGCACCAGGCGAAGGCCATGAAGCAGGCCGAGGTGAGCGTCTGCAGCATCCTGCGCGACTGGATCAAGGGCCAGGTCATGGCGGTGGAGACCGGCATCCTGACCTTCGAGGGCGCTTTCCTCGGTCAGATCCTGCTGCCCGGCACCGGCCGCACGCTGCTGGAAGAGGTCCAGACCAGCAACCTCCTGCCCGCCCCGACGGCCTAAAGCCATCCCCATCACAGGACACCCAGCCATGAGCACAGAGACTGACCACGAATGGCACCTAGGCGACCGCGTGCCGCCAGTGCCGGCCGACTTCGACGTGTGGATGACGGACGACAGCGTGAGGCGCGTGCGCTGGGCTGCGTGGTTCTGCGGCGGCGGCCTGCATTTCATGGACTGCCAACACCCGGCGCAGAACTCCATCTGCAACCCCGAACGCGTGCAGGCATGGCGGCTGCGCGACACCTTCCAGGAGAACTGACGATGGCCAAGAAGATCCCGCTGGCCGACTGGGCAGCCATGCACTACGACCCGCCACCATCGGCCTGGACGCTGCGCCAGTGGGTGAGGGCGGCGCAGATCGTGCCGGCGCCCGAGAAGGTGGGGAAGGGCTACTACGTCTCGCCGGACGCTCAGCGCGTCACCGACGCCACGCCGACCGGCGCTATGGCAGAGTTCCTGGCAGCATGAACGCCGCTCGACGCAACGCGAACCGCAGGGGCTGGCCGCGCGGGCTGTACGAGCCGCGCGAGGGCTACTACGTCTGGCGCTCCCCCGAGGGCCGCACGATCCCCATCGGCCGCGTGTCGCTTGCCGGCGCCAAGGCCCAGGCCGCCGCGGCCAACCTCAAGGCCGAGTCGATGGCGCCGAGCTTGTTGGAGAAGATGGCGCCGGCCGATGACGACGGCCAGACCGTCGAGGCGCTGCTGGGCAAGATCCCACAGGCCAAGGCGGCCAACACCCGCCGCTCCCACAAGTCGCTCGACAAGCGCATCGTGGCCGCCATCGGCAGCATGCAGGCGGCCGACCTGCGCACGCAGCACTGCGCCGAGCTGATCGAGCCCATCGAGGCCGTGGAGAAGAAGGCCCGCCTGGCGCTGGCGGTGCGCTCGCGGCTGGTGACGATGTGCCAGCGCGGCATGCAGCTGGGCTGGATGACGTCGAACCCAGCCGAGGCCACGCGCACACCGGCCGTCGAGGTGAAGCGCCAGCGCCTGTCGCTCGACGCGTTCAAGGCCGTTCGGGCCCGGGCCGACGACGTGAACGGCTGGCTGGGCAAAGCGATGGACCTGGCGCTGGTGACCGGCGCTGACCGCGACACGATCTCCGGCCTGGAGCGCCGGGCCAACGTCGTCGACGACTGCCTGCAGTTCCGCCGCGGCAAGACCGGCGTGCTGATCGCCATCCCGCTCGACCTGGAACTGGTGGCGGCTGGCCTGGTGCTGCGCCAGGTCGTGAAGAACACCAGCGGCGTGGCTAGCCGGTTCATCGTGCATCACGTCCGCAACTTCGGCAACGCGCCGGCCGGCAGCCGGGTGTTCGTGGACACCATCAGCAAGGCCTTCACAGCGGCTTACAGGCTCACCGAATTGCCGCAGGGGAACGCACCCACGTTCCACGAGATTCGCAGCCTCTCAAAGCGTTTGTACGCGGCCCAGGGCAACGTCGACACGAAGGCGCTGCTGGGCCACCAGGACGAGAAGACGGCGGCGCTCTACGCCGACCCGCGGGGGTCAGAAGCCATCCGCGTGACGGTCAAGCCGCTGCCGGCAAATAAACAATCTTTAAACACTAAGTGAACAGCTCGCCATCTTCATAGGAGAAATTCCTACTGGCAGATGTTGGCGGTGCAGACCACCAAAACAGCGGGTTTTGCTAGTTGCATCAATGCCTTAGGAGCGATTTTCGGGAGAGTGTACGACCCTCGGAAGCGCCACATCCGCACCTGAAGAATCAATCACTTGGCGGTGCGATGTAAACACGTTGGAAGCCTGGTGCGGCGCTACGGGTCGACCCGCGTGTCGGCAAAGTCACCCCAGCGGCTGGAGCCGCGGAAGAGCGGCGGCGGCAGGACCTTCTCGGTCGGGTGCAGCGGCTTGAAGCTCACAACGCGAAGGCTGCCGCAGCGGCGGAACTCCGCGTAGAGGCAATGGGGGAACGGCCCCGAGCGGGACCGCCTCAGCAGCAGGTAGCCCTCGCGGCCCTTGGCGCGGCGGCGCCAGTACAGCGCCCAGGCCCACAGCAGGCAGTTGCTGCGCACGACGGCTACGCCACGCCCTTGACCTTCTCGAACGACCTCAGGCCGCCCAGGCCCAGCATGCCGAGCATGAGCTGCCACAGGTTGTCGTCGATGCCCGGCAGCGGCGGGAAAGCGTGCCCGGTGACGATGCCGCCCCAGCTCAAGAGCGGCCGGCCGACGTACTGGAAGAACAGTGCCAGCGCGCACACCCAGCCAATGCCAGGCCGCCAGCCGCTGGTGAAGGCGGACGGGCTCGCGGCTTCGGCCTTGTTGGTGTCGAGCTGGCCCTGAACAATGGCGACGGCGGCGGCGAGTTGCGCTGCCTCCTGGGCGGACTTGTCGGGCCAGATACGCTGTATTACCGTGGTGGCCAGGTCAACGCCTGCGGTGAGGGGATCCAGTGCCATGGCGGCCTCCTAGAAGAGCGGGCGCGTGCCCGTGGCGTCAATGCGCAGCAGCTGGCCGCGCGGGTGGGGTGCGAAGGAAATGTGAACCCAGCGGTCGTACTCGACGATCAGCTGATCGAAACCGATGCCTGCTCCGCTCAGGCGCGAGGCGACCGTGATCGGCGGGCCGAAGCCGGGGCAGATGAAATCCACGGCCTGGCCGGTCAAGTGCTGGCTATTCCGTTGGCCGCCGACAGCCTTGTTGAGTTCGGGGCAGCGATAGCCGCTGGAGATGATGATGGGCGCACCGAGCAGCACGCGCACCGCTTCCAGCCCGTTGGCCGTGGCCTTGAGGTTGGCGACCACGTCCAGCGGCGGGTCGTTGCTGATGCCGCGATGCTGGGTGGCGACCATCTCCTCCAGCGTGAAGTGCGGGCTTAAGTTCACGACTTGTCTGCCTTGTCTTTGAGCGCTGCCCGGATTTCGTCAATGCCGTCCTTGATTGGCTCCAGCGCCTCGCGCAGCCGGTCCTGCAGGCGGTCGTATCTGACGTAATCCGTGCCCAGCTTGACTTCGAGCGCCGAGAGGTCGCGGCGCAGTGCCTGGGTGGCGCCGTACAGCTCGCGAGCAAACCATCCCAGGGCGCCGCACACCGCGCCCAAGGCGGCAATGAAAATTTGTTCCAGGTTCATCACAGGCCCACGAATGCCAGCGGACCAATTGCCACCCACTTCGCAGCAGCGGGTTCGTAGTAGCAGATTGCAGACTGCCCGGCCGCGAGCGTGATCAAGTTGGTCACCTGATCGGATTGCCTAACGACGGTTGTCGTGGTGCTCGAAACTTGATTTGCGATGACGATCTTTCGCCCTTGGCCTGGCAATCCAGGCAAAGAAACAAAAGACCCAATGCCCGTGACATTCAAAACCTGAACAGGCGCCGCGGAAACTGATTGCAATACCAAAGATGCATTCAGACCCAACGTGGTTTTCTGCACAGGCTGATTCCACGCAAACGACTCGACGCCGAGGCCGATCCGCGCTGACGGCAGATAGGTCGCCGTGTCGTACTCAGTGATATTGGCCGAGCCGACGAACACGTTGTCTTCCATCACCGGCACAGCGCGCTGGTCGTTGACGCTGATCAGCCGGGTGTTTGCCGGCGGCGTGTTGTCGCTCGCGTCGACATAGCAGTTCTTGACCGAGCCGCGCGTGCCGTTGGCCGCGAAGTAGGTGATGTCGATGACGTTCGTCCAGGGCCGGAACACTGACAGCCCCTTGATGGCGTAGTTCGTGACCGACTGCAGTTTGACCATCGGACCGGTCATCGTCGTGGCGGTCGTACTGCCGCCCAACATGAAGCCGCCCTCGATCACGAGAGAAGAAACGGCCGCCGTCGAGTCCACCAGCAGGTGGTTGACGCCATTGAACTCGGCGTAGTAGTCCTTAAACGTGATGGATCGGTAGCCTGCCGAAATCCGTGTGCCGGCATTCGCGTTGCTCTGCGCAGTGCATTCGTTGAACACCAGCACTGCCGATCCTGCCGAAGCGCCGGCCACGAAGCCGTCGCTGAAACGCTCCCACACGCAGCGGGTGAAGATGAAGATGCCGGCGAAAAGCGAGGAGCCGAAATCCACGCCCTTGCCCGTCTGGCCCGAGCTTGCCGCGTTGGTCACATACACATCCGACCAGGCGCCAAACCAGCTGCTGTGCCAGTAGATGCCGTTGCCACCCGCATTGAGCTGCAGCACGGTGACTTCACGCAGCTTGGACCAGGGGCTGGCAGCCTGGCGGATCACGAAGCCGGTGCTGTTCATCACGAAGCTCATCCTGCTGATGCGGACGTTTCGCGATGGGTAGGTGCCCGAGTCGTAGGCGTTGGGCGAGATTACGAACCCGTCGCCCGTGGTCGAAGTGCAGATGAAGACCGTGCCCGTAGCCCCGGCGCCGGGCCAGCCGTTGGCCTCGGCGTCGATCATCTGGCCGTCGCCCTCGATCAAGATGCGACCGGCGAACGTCTGGCTGAAACCCGCATTCAGCGCTGCGTCGTAGTAGGCATAAAGCCGGGTGAAGTTGTACTTGCCAGCTGGTGCATAACCCTTCTTCTGCGGGTTGTTGGACAGGTAGTTGATCCAGTTCTGGATGGCCGTCGTGCTGTCGGCAACGCCGGTCGGGTCTGCGCCGAAGTCCAGCACCGACACGGATTCGCGGGCCTTGTCGCTGAGCGTGCGCAACACCGCGCCCGTGCCCGCCTGAATCCAGCCGATGAAAGTCGAGCCCGCCGCCAATGCCAGGTCTTTGAGCCACTTGCCCACCGTGCCGGCCGCGTAGGCCAGGGCGTAGCCGAAACCGACCTGTCCGGCGCCACCGTTTGCACTTGTCGTGCTGGCAAGCGTCGAAAAATTGGTGACGAACGGCGCCCCGCTCAAGGTGGAAATATTGGGGGCGGTGATCGTGGTCTGGCCATAGGCAACCGTCACCGAATAGAGACCCACATAACCGACATCGGCTGCCGGCGTCGTCTGCGTTCCAGTCGTTGCGGCGATGCCTGCCTTCGCCGACAGCACCACAATGCCCTTGCGAGCCGTGGCCTGACTCGTGCCGTTTCCCGCCGGGCCCTGATATGCCTGCGTCGGGTTGCTGGCGTTGTAGTACGGCAGCGTCACCAAGTTGGTGTCGCTGTCCTGATAGGCGGCTTGGATCAGGTAGTTGATCGAGTAGCCGACGGTCGTCGGCGCCGCGCAGGCCAGCGTCACGGGATCGAGCAGGATGCCCTGCTTCAAGATCTGGTGTGTGGTGTCGGCCGCCAGCGACGAATAGGCTGTTCCGTCGATGTTCTGGAGGCTGTAGATACGGCCTGCGCCGACCTGCACTGTCAGCGCGGCAGGAGTACTTGGCGTACATGCCAAGCCGCTCGCTTGAGTGATGGTGCCGAACACATCCGCACTGAGCGCCGCCAGCGCGACCATCGCGTTTTTGTTGGTGTTCAGAAGGTCAGTGTCAAGTGGGATCTGGCCCGGGTATGTGATCTGGCGGTCCATTGGTGCTCCGGTGGGGCAAAGAAAAAGGCCGCACGAGGCGGCCTTGTGAAAAGGGTGGGGCGGATCAGGGGCTGATGCGCGCCCAGATGACGTAGCCGGCTGGCCTCACGCTGTCGATGGCGGCGAAGATGTCGGCATCAGTGATGTTGTTCTGCAGGCTGGACAGCGATGCGTATTCACCCTGTGCAGCCACGCCGTAGCCGGCGGTCGAGACGCCGTAGCCAGCGATGTTCGGAATGCCCGTGCCGATGGGCCGATAGGCCGTCACGAAGGACTGCATGGGCAGCAGCAGAGACCCGTAGCCGCCCGCCACGCCGTACCCAATGGGTCCGACGCCATAGCCTCCTGTGTCGGCAGGCCTTGCGGGCTCGAATATCACGGGCGCGCGCCCGGTCAGCTGGGTCAGTAGCGTGGCCACCGAATTCCGTGTCCCTCGCTCCCGGAAGATGTTGACGATGATGCGCGCCCTGAAGCTCGCGTCGGTCTGATTGGTGGCGCGCAGCAGCGTCGAGCCGAAGAAGTCCCCGGCGATCATGTCGAGGAAGCCGTCCGTCGCGGTGGCGATGCGCGTCTGGTTGCGCACATAGGCCAGCAGCGAGTAGGCGAAAGACAGCGCCGACGACGCGCCTTGCAGCAGCGCGTCGCGGATCGGCACGAGGCCTTGCTGGAACCACCCGCCCGGGATGAGCTGCCGCAGCCGCGTGCTGATGTCGCTCTGGTCACCGATTGCCATGAATGCTCCTCAGGTGACCGAGATCGTGCCGGCCTTGATGACTTGCTGATTGGTGGCCGTCAGGTCAGCCGTGCCGCCGTTGAGCGTGATGCCGGTGACGTTGGTCACTGCCGGCGACGCGCCGTAGGCGAGCTGCGAGAGCTTGGTGTAGGGCAGCGTCTGCCCGATCACCAGCCCGTTGATGTAGGACTGCACGGCGGCTTGCACCAGAGCGACGATGGCGGCGTGGTTGTAGCCGCTCGCCGTAGTGGTGGCCATGGCCACGTTGGCCGTCACAAGCACAGGCGCGAACACGCCGAAGGTCGAACCGACCGGCCGCACGGCGTCGACGGCGTTGCTGACGGTGGACAGGAAGGTGCCGGACGGCGCACCGGTGCCGTCATCGACCACCACGTAGAAGTAGCCCAGCTGCGCCGCGCCGCCGTAGGCATAGCCCTCGGTGAGCGTGTAGTTGATGCCCTGCTGGATGGCCAGGATGGCATTGCCGATGGCAGCCCTGGTCGCTTTCGACAGGCTGTTGATGTAGCCGACGAACCGCGAGCGGAAGGCGGCATCCGTCTCGGCGTCGGCACCCGTGGTGAAGGCCGCCGCGTTGGTCACCGTGTCGACGCCCGCGATGGCCTGGCCGAGCGTGTTGATCGCGGCGATCGCGGCATTCGCCGCAGCCGCTGCGTTGACTGACTTCACGGTCGCCACGCAACTGGTGACGCCGGCCGCCATCACATACCCGCCCAGCGTCGCGCTGTAGGCCGTCTGGTTCGTGTCGGCGATCACCGTGTACTTCTGCGAGCCATCGGCCGTCTGCACGACAGACGCGAGCGGCACCACAACCTGGGTCGTCGAAGTGAAGCGCGCGAAGGTCACCTGGCCGGTGGCCTGCTGGGCCGCCAGGCGCGCGAAGCCGAAGTCGGCCGCCCAACTATCCGCGTCGGCGCCATTGCTGGTCGCAAACCGGGTCAGCGATGCAATCTGCAGCGCGATGCCCTGCAGCCAGAGCGCAATTGCCGCCACGGCCTCCACAAAGGCCCGCAGCACGGAGCCGATCGTCATGTCGACGAGCTGCTTCGATGCGCCCTGGATCGCGGTGACCGCGTTGCCGACGATGGTCGCGAAGTTCTGGGTCTGGATCGCCATGGGGCCTCACTGGGACACGTTGAAGCTGAGAACCGTGGCCTTCTTGGTGAGCGCATCGGTGTAGCCGATGGTCACTGCGAAGCCGGTGAGGTCGGTGGGTGTCTGCCGCACGTTGATCTGCGGCGGCGGCGTCTTGGCCACGCTGTCTTCCAGCAGGATTTGCGAGCGGATCAGGGCGACCACCTTGCCGACATCGAGCAGCTGGCCGACGTACTGCGGCAGGCCGGCGCCGTAGCTCGGTTGGAATACGTAGTCGCCCGGGTTGGTGAGCAGCCGCCGCAGCACGCGCTGCTGGCCGCGCTGCGTGCCGCTGGAGAGCGCGATGTCGCCGCTGGGGCTGCTTCCCAGGTCGCCGCCCCAAAGATGGTTCAGGTCGCTGATCACACCGGTGCTCCCGTGTTGCCCGTGCCGGTCGTGACGCCACCATGCACATGCGTTTGAAGGCTCTTGCCGCCGCCGGTGACGTCGTTGGTGACAGTCAGCGGGCCGATGAGAGATGCCGCCGTGCCGGTGCCGCCGGCGGCCTGCGTGATCGGTCCCTTGAGCGTGGTCGTGCCGTTGACCGCCAGGTTGCCATTGACCGTGGTGTTGCCATTGACCGTGGTCGGCGCATTGACAGTGGCCGAGGCGGCCGTCGCCGTCACGCTGCCCGTCACGCTGGCGGTGACGTTGCCCGAGACGGTGGCCGAGACATTGCCTGTCACCGTCGCATTCAGGTTCCCGCCCACGGTCGCCACCAGGTCGGCCTGCGAGCGGATCGACACGTTGCCGTCGTTTGTGAACTTCAGGAAGCTGCCCGACTTGTGGATGAGCCAGAACTCGCCGGATGGAACGGCCACCGCCCGGTCGACGTCGTTGTAGAGCCGGCCCTCGACGAAGCCAGACTCGAGCGCGTCGCCGAAGAAGTCCCGGGTTGTCTTCTTGCAGCAGATTCAGACCCGGGCCGATGTCCACAGCCTTGCAGTTAGGCAGGCTTTTGGCCAGGCGAGCGGCTTCGGCCGGTGGGATCAGAACGCCTGGGGTGCCCC